GAATGTTATAAGATGGTTAAGTATTAATCTGTCTCGCAATTCTTCAGTTCTTTGATATTTGCGAAACAACCTTTTCAAATACACTATTCTAGTTAAATCCTCTTCAAACTCTTGCATGCTATGACACTGTGGATTATCATAATTTTTCACAGCAAACAGTTTGAAATTTTCTTCGGTTAATAATTTGAATAGCATAGTTAAAATAGTTAAATTTGTTAAATCATACAAGTATCTATAATAAAAAAGGAGCCTTTCGGCTCCTTTATGAATAAAGCACAATTATTATAGTCATGCTTCACTTATAGTGGGTCTGACTGAAAAAGTTCCATTATCGTTTAAAGAAACTTCTACATTTAAAAGTAAACTAACTCCTGTTTTATTTGTAATTCCATCGCTATGATATGGTTCGTATCCTGGATCTGTTGGATATCTGCCGTATGATCCGCCAAGATATGATAGAGGAAACTGATATGAACCAACATCCAAATCTCTAATTGGACCTCTAACTTGGTTGTCGCTTCTCATGGTTTCTTCTGATCCGTTACCAACTTTTGCTGGAGATGTACTGCTCTCAAAATGTAACCCAACTTCAGCGAGTTTAATTTTAATATGAGTTAAAATGTTTCCTGTGCTAATGTAAGATCTAGAAAAAGCAGAACCTAAAAATGCATTTAATTTAGTTAAAGAAGAATTTGTTAAAGATGAAATGTTAGTTTCCGGAGTATCTACAGCACCATCTGGATTAAATGGGCCTATTGATGGATGCATGTGCCCCATCTCAACTCCATGTTGTTCTTTAAGAGAACTTCTTAAATCTTTAAAACGCATTATAAACTCCTAGTTAGCGAACTGTTACTCTAAAGGACGACGATCCTGTTGCACTTGTTGCGGTTGTTCCATCGTTTGCATGAGCGGTTAAACCGTATGCACCAGTGGTTAGACCTGCGGGTAGAACAATAACTCCAATGTCGTTGTTGTATGTTGATGTTGGGCCGAAGAATGCTTCGTAAACGGCTGTTGGAACTCCTGTGGTTCCTGTGTTTACAAGCAGTCCGCTGCCGGTAACAAACACTATTCTCTTTAGATCTGAGTGAGCAACAGGGCCTCCACCAGTCATTTGACCTGTTACAGATAGGGTCAAAGTTTGTGTGAAGTTTACATCGTTAGCCTTAACCTTGATGTATCCTGTGTTGCCTAGTGGGAAACTTGTTCCCGAATCGTTTGTATATGCAGGAACAGATGAGGTTAATCCTCTTCCCGTTACGCCCCAGAACAAACTAGAAACTCCGTATTCATTCAAACCAAAGTGTGCTGTAGCAGAATGGCTCAATCCTAGACCAAGCATACCTCCTGAAGTTGCACCGTCACCATTGAATGGTGTTGTGATGTATGGAGCGTAGTTTACAGTTCCCACCAACAAAGCGTCAGAGGTGAAACCACCTGTGATACTTACTCTGTTGGCAAACACGCTTGATGTAGTTCCTGTTACGCTTGGATCGTTTGGCATGCAAACAATCAATTCCATTTGAGGATAGTTTGCGGTTAAGCCAAGAGCCTTGGGGCCCTCAAACTGACTTGCCAAATTGGAAATAGCATTTGCTACAGGAATTTCCCAACCCGCGTTTGTGCGAACACAGAAACGCCTTTGACTATCGTTAAGCCATAGTGGTTTTGATTCTTCTCTATCGTTGTTGTTCCAAAATCCCATTTCTTGCTCTCCTTGTCGTTTCTATTTAGCGGGTTTCGTTGATGATGTTACGAAGGGTTGAGATTTCTTCTTCAGAAAGTTGAGTCAAAAACTCACGAAGACCCATTTCAATTTCTGAAGTTTGTTTTTCTTCCTTCTTAACGGAGGCTTTCATACCTGCGGTTTGAATTGCAGAAGCGGCTTTAGCAGGAGTAGCCAACTTGCTACCTTCAGCGGCAGATGAGCCTCCTTTTGGAGCAGTCTTACTCTTTACTTCAGCGGGAGTAGCAAGAGCAGCCTTTTGAGTAGGCATCTTAACATCAGCCTCAGCAACAACTTCATCAAACCGAACAACCATTTCTGGTGTTAGTTGGCAACCACACTTGGCTACACCTTCTTTAAGGTGCTTGCGAAGAATGTTACGCTTGGTTTCAGCAACCATAACTCCCTCGGTGAGAGTTGCGAGTTCTGCTTTAGCAGCCTTGGCTGCTTCTACCAAAGCCTCTGGTAATTCTACTTTCTTTGTAGTTTTTCCAGTTAAAACATCCGTGATGTTATTGTAAAATTCCTTGCTGATTGGTGAGTTGTGCATTTTTACTTCCGTTCCTTTAAAAATATTGTCGCTTAGATGTATTTAGTTAAATTTATCCGTTGGCTTTTTTCCAAAGATCTCCTTCGGCCTTTCTTCTTTTAGTCAAACCAGATAAAACCTTTCCTTTAGAGGTATTATATTTTGCCAAAGCACTAGGAACTTGATTCCAACGAGAAGGAGAACTCAATGCTGTGGTTATAGATTCAAATCCACTTCTGCCATAAAAACTAGGCCCTACATTATATGCAAATGAAATTAAAGCACTTTGTTGATTAGCATTCATATTGTTCCAATTTGGTATCATTTTTAATTTAGGAATTATTTTTGTATTTACATAATGTTCCAAGTATTGATCTGCTTGCTGTTTTGTTATTCTATCTCCTTTTCTAACAGGACGACCATCTGGATGAGTAGTTGATCCTTTACCTATAGTCCAAACTTTACCTGTAGCGTCCCAGTAGGCTTCTGTACGAAATCCCTCAAATTTAGAAATTATAACTTTCCATTCGGATGTGGTTTTCCACACTTGAGTTGATTGATCTAAAGGTTTTTGAATTTGAGAATTTGCACCAGGAGATCCTAATGCCATACTTGTAGCCAAAAGAGCAGAAAGTAAAGCAGGGGTTCTTTTAACTTCCTGCAATTCCAATTCTTTGCAATGTTGTATAAAAGTTTTCAAATAAATTATCCTTTTGCTTTCTTCCAAAGATCCGCATCAGCAGTTGTTCGTGTTTTACCGCCTGTTAAAAATGAGTTGACTCTAGCCAATGCCCATTGCTGTGGAGTTGCTCCGGGTCTATGGCCGCCTTTCCAAGCAGCCATACCTCGGTCGTAAACTTTCTTTAAAATTGCATACGATATGCCAGACTTAGCGGCTTTATTTTTAACTGCTTTAATAGTTTCTGTTAATTCTAATTCTTTTTTTAAATCTTTAAAATTTTTCATTTTATTTCTCCGGATTATGACCCCAAATTTTTAGGGCTAATAATTTTCTTGTGGGTCTACCTTTATCATCACGAAGTGGGCCTTTGGCTCCCTTCATTCTACTGATAAATGAAATTTGTTTGTTTGCCCATTTCCAATCTCCTGCCTGCCAATCATCTTTTTTCTTGCCAAGCATTCTAACTATAGCGCGGGCTGAGTCTCTACCTGAAGTTATCTTACCTCCGCCCGTTCCTGCTTTGCCTGCTTCTTTTCTAGACAACCCTGCTTCTTTGCCGTCTTCCGAGTCAATAAAGTTTTGAAGTTCCTTGGCCCCCATGTTTACAAGTTTAGACCATTCTTTGTAGATGCTATTTTTTTCTTCGTCGTCCATTTCTTCAGCAATATCATTTTGACCTGGAGTGTCTTTAGCATAGGTTTTACGAATTTTATTTGTTCCAACCTCTAAAACTTCTTTAAAAATCTTTCGTGAAAAACTGATTTCATCGGTATGCTCGTAAAGAATCCACTCAAATTCTTCGTCAAGTGTTGCAGGAGATTTGGGAGCGTGTTCTGCATACATCATTTTCTTTTGCTCTTGAATGTATACATCCCAAGCATCTTTTTCTTCTACAGTTAAAACCCCACTTTGAAGTTCTCTTGCTTTTTCAATTCTAGAAGAAATGCTCTGTTGATTGTCCAATACTACTGCCTGTTCAAGAATTTCTTGTATTTCAACTGCTTCAGATTTTGTTCCAAACTTTTTAGCAAATGCTATTGAATACTTAGATCGTCTAGCAGTTTTCTTAGGATCACCTGGAAGTTTTTCCCATGCTTTTGGATCTGAATCTGAACGAGCCTTGCGAGCAGCAAACTGTTGTACTCTAGCCTTGGCATCTGCACGGCTTAATCCTGAAACATACTTTTTAGGCAAGCCTGTTTCTTTATCTTTTGGGCTTGCTTGTGCTGCTCCCTCGTTCATATTCAACTCCTCTTTTTGTGTTTTTGGTGTGGACGCAACCATCTCTTTAGGATTAACTTGCATTCCTGTTTGTCTTAAAAATCTCAAACCAATCAAAACTTTATAATCCATATGTTCTCTGTTTGCTAAAGAGAATTTAACATTTTTGTATTCTCTACCTGCAAATTCAACATCCATTAAAACTATTGGGCGGATTTCTCTTTCTTCTGTGCCACCTCTTCTTATCTTTATTCTACTTACAATATTTTTCTTTAAAGATTTTCCATTTAGTTTAAAAGATACTGTGTGATTTTTTTCATTTATCTTGATATCGTTTGCGTCAATTGAATTGTATCCGCTATTACCAGTATCAATTTTTGCCGTATATTCGACTCCATCTACCATTATATTTTCAGTAACAGCAACGCTGGCAAAAAGTTTCCAATTAGACTTGTTGCTTACATGTTCAATTAAAGCATCAATCAATCCTTGACCGTCCACTTCTTCGGTTGGCTTACCGTTTTCGTAAAGAGTATACATGTTGCCACTACCTGGCGAAGCGTTCATCTCAATAACATAAGGCTTGCCGTTAACCACAACATGGTCAACACCAACATAATAACATTTGCTAACTAAAGCAACTTTTTCTACAAGTTCAATCTCTTCTGGACTTAACTTGAATGCTCCCCCTGAGGAACCTCTAGCAATATTAGTTCTAAAATCTCCTTTAGCCTTGTCACGCTTTGCACAGGCAAATATCTTGCCATTTAGAACAATTGAGCGAACATCATTTTTAAATCCTGGCAAGAACTCTTGTAAGATAACTTCTGCACCAAATTTCCATAAAGACTGAAGAACAGAACGCAAAGACTTCTCGCTTTCAATGATTGAAACGCCGATACCTTCTGCTCCTGTTACAGTCTTAACTACAACAGGATATTTATCACCAATAGCCTTCATAGCCGTTTCAACCGATTCTTCGTTTGAAACAAAAGCAGTTCTTGGGTGTGGCAGGTTATACTTCTGAAGGGCTAGAGCAGTTTGCAATTTGTTTGCACAAATTTCCATAGCACCCTTCTCGTTAACCATGAACACACCGTTATTTTGTAATACTGTGGCAAGACCAACTCCTAGTTCTGAGTTCATAACACCGCCACGAACAAAGCACAGAGTATTCTGTGGCTTTATTGTTAATTTCTTTGGTTTATCTTCACCTTCATTCATCTCAATGGTAATCTTTTCACCACTTGCTTCCATTGAATTGATGTGAGCGTATTTCATCTTTATCACATGAAATGCAATACCCTTCTTTTTGCAACTCTTTTCCATTTTTTCTATGGAAGAACCGTCTGTGCTGCCTTCAGCCGAGGTTAAGCAAAGAATGGTTACATCAGAAGCCTTTTCTTCCCACAACCACTCTTCTTTTAGTTGCATACCTTTCTTAACTGCCATGAACATTTTCTTTGCATCTGCGTCCTTAACATGAGCAGGAACGCCTTCACGGAACGCATCAAAGTCGCCATCAAATACTGCTTTACGCATCTTGGAAGCCGACATGCCTTGAACTCCTTCAGCATCAGGATCACGAGCACCAGCATTGATAACTTTGAAATCCGAGAACTTATATCCTTCTGTGCTCTTTGGATCTGTGTCAATGTATTGCTTAATTTTGTTATATTCTGCCATATGATCTGCACCTGTAACAATGTAAACTCGTGTATATCCTGCATCACTCAATTTTTGTGCAATAGCATATGGGCCTGCAACAGTTTTTCCATCCTTGTTTGGGAAAGGCTTAGGCATAGCCTGAAACTTCATCTTTGGAAAAAACTTTTTGAGCAGATCAAGTTTGGTTTTTACATCTAGCGGGTTTTTCTTTGGGTCTTGAGAATATGAAGCGTAAATGCAAAACTCAGCACTGATCTTTTGTGCTTCTGTCATTACTTTATTTACAAGAACTTCGTGTCCTGTTGTTGGTGGGTTAAATCTACCAACACCAATAACAATTGACTTTTCTTTCTTGGGTGCTTCGGTAATGACTTGTGTTAGTTTCTTCACTTCCATTCCTTTGCTAGATTAAAGTTGTTGCGTGAGAACTCGTTGCGGTCAACAAGTTTCACGATACGACATGTCTTACCACAAACTGCTACGAAACCTTCAGGTGCGGTTGGACGATATCCGTCTTTGTCACCAATGAAAGTTGAAACAGTTTGGGTAAGAGAAAGTTTAGATATAATCATTGCTTTGGCTTTAGCAATCATGGCATGCAAACCAAACAGCAAGTCAATCTGTGATGCATATGCTTTAAGATACTTGGTAATTCTTGCAACCTTTTCCTGCTTTTCTTTTTTCTTGGCATCAGTCTTTAAGGCTTCCACTTCCGCAGCAATACGAGATTGAATAAACACAGCAAGACCGTTGGCTGTATTGTTTGACAAGCCTGCTTTTACAGTTGCGTTTACATACTGTGCAACATACTCAGCGGCTTCACTCTTCAAGAAAGATACAAGTGCAGATTTCATTGAACCAGCGTTTGCTTCAATCTTGGCAACCAAGTCTACAAATTGTTTTTCTTCAGCGGACTGCAACAACATGTTCTTTGGAAGTGTAGGAACTTTAGCGTCTACAATCCAAACTCCTGTTGAAGTTCCCATAGGAGGAACACCAGGCGACCATGAAGAACGCTCTTTCGGATCTCCGCTTCCGCTCCACTTTGTGTGGAACACGATACCAAACTTAGCAGCGGCTACTTCCATTCCTGTTGGACTATTAGCAGGAACCGCGTATGTAATGGTATTAGGACGGAAGGTAATGTAACTTTTGCCGTCAATAGTTTCTGCTTTTTTCTCGGCTTGAGTGAACAGCAAGTCGCCCCAAGCAATACCACGAATGTTCAAAGGTTTCAAATATTTCAGAGCAAGAATCAGTTTATCCACCACACCACCTTCATGGTTAGCACGGATATCTGCTTCAGTATAGTTAACCTTTGAAGTTTTTGAGAAGAAAGACTTGGTGGCTACAAAGAACTTCTTGGTTTCAGGGTGAGTTCCTACAATTAAAGCCGGAGCACCATCCCACTTGGTAGACACATTAACAGACGGAACCGCTTTACCTGATGCGGAAACGCTGTTAGCAACATCTTTTAAAATTTTAATGGATGCTTGAAGTCCTGCATAACCTTCTTCAAACATGCCGTCTTCAAGGTGGCTGATATGACCACCTTTGTTGGCTTCGTTGATTGAATTAGGAGTATTATAGCAAGAAAATGATAGCATACTCCATATTTATACTATTCTTCAATCCACCTAGACCAAGTTTTTGGGCCTAAATGGTCAATTATGGTCATTACAATCATCTTCCTGTTAGGCACAATAGGAGTCTTGGCAAGCGGCATCTTGGCTTCCTGAGGGGTTCGGTTAGCCTTCCGATAGTTGCACTTACGGCATGAGGCTACCAGATTCTTCCACTCAAACTTACCGCCACGGCTTACCGGCATCACATGGTCAACCGTTCCGTTTGCGGCATTCAAAGAACAACCACAATACTGACACTCATATTTGTCACGACGGAATATTCCTTTTCGTGTGGCTCCCTTAACACGATACGGCAGGTTCACATACTGCACCAATACAATAGCAGTGGGCAGTTCGTAGTGACCTCGTGGGGTTGTGATGCGATAGTAGTCTTCGTGACCGTAGGGTTTCTCGGCTCTACCTGAACAAAGCAGGTTAACCGCTCGCTTCCAATCAATCACATTTAAGACTTCCTCGCTAGCGTTTAGGAGGAGAACCTTCAAGGTTTAGCCCTTAAGTAGTTGCGGATTGGTGTCCTGTTCCATCTCTTGATTGAACAGATTGATTTCTTCTTGTTCATCTCGAATGATGGCATACACTTCTGACTTGAAACAAATAGCCAATGCTTGATCATTTTCCGTCATAAGAGTCATATACCCACCAACAACTACGCGATCTCCCTTTTGAATAGGAAATGGATCAGGCTGACGGGCAAATGAGAAGTTTCTACCGTCACCACCAACAGGCTGTGGTGCAAAAGGAGGTTGACCAACCGAATAAACGATTCCTTCAAAAGCCTCGCCTGGCTTAATCTTGGTGCGATCAACTTTAACAATCACATAGTCTGTATTTGGAATAAGCATAGTTTAATCTCCTTTTGAGTTTATTTAGTAGGAGCGTCAGGATTCGAACCTGTTCCAATCGGGTATAAACCGATCTGGGCCAACCAAAGACCCCCCACTCCCATTATCCGTCTGTAGTCTCTTCCTCCACAACCAAGGGAATACGAGACTTCTTGTTTGCGACATGACCCGATTCGGTTTTGATGAGGTAGTTGCTCTTCTGCCGATCATCGTCATGACCCAAACGATAGTTCACTTCCGTGAGAACAACCCCGCCTGCAACAGGTGTGATGTTGCTGACAAGCATATTGACAAGGTTCTCCGACAGGATTGCTGCGGTGGTCTCGTCAGTATTCAGAGGGATGTCGATGTGGAGTCTGAACATAGTATAAGTATACCCTGTATCTAGATGGTTGTCAAGACCAATCAGCAAAATCTCGCTTTTTAAATTTGTCTGACATTCGCTCACGGAAAGTTTTAAATTCACCCTCGTCTTCAGATTCCTCATCTTTAGATTCTGACATGTTGATAATTCCGCGTTGAGCCGATTCATCCAAGTCAAACAGTTTCATTTTGCTGCGGTCAATGCCCACCACAAATCTACGATTTGCAGCAGGGTCAGCGTAACGATTCTTAAGTTGCTTAATCATAATTTGACCAAGCCCTTGAAGTTCTTCAGTTGAAACCAAGGCAAACATGAAATCTGCGGTTTGCGGTAGACCGAACGACTCGCTTGTATCTGTAAGTTCCACATCCGTGCTAGCAAAACCTGAACGGTTAGTTTGTGTGGCAGTAAAGATAGGAACGCCTGTTTCCACCGCAAGACCACGAAGTTCTTCTGCAATAGCCTTGATGAATGTATACGAGTTCACGGTTGCACTCTGCTTCATTCTAGACGAAGCACAGATGTTCAGGTAATCAATAAAGATAATCTCAGGCGTGAAGTTACGCTTGAGACGCAGTTCATCCAACAGATGCTTGAAGTGCATAACATTGGCTGTTGCTGTGGGATACTCTTTGATAATCAGTTTGCCTGTAGTCTGCTCCATGATACGCCGCATCTTGCGGTCGTAGATATCCTTAGGCAAAGCCTTCAGGTCATCTAGAGCAGTATCCATCAGATTAGCATCAATGCGTTCAGCGATTCTTTCTTCTGCCATTTCGCAAGTGATATACAGCACATTCTTGCCTTGCATTAAACAGTTAGCCGCGTGATGGCAAAGAAACAAAGACTTACCCACGCCCGTGCCTGCTAGACAAACATTCAGGGTTTTATAAGGCGTTCCGTTGTTTGTAATCTTGTTCAACAATTCAAGATCAAACGGAATACGCTTTTCTACGGTATGATAGAAATCGTATCGTTTGTCCGCGTCACCAATAAAATCGTGACCGATATGACTATCAAAACTAACTGCAAGAGCAGTAGAAAGAATGCTTGGAATAGCAGTCTTAGTTTTGTCTTTGGACTTTCCATCAATAATTTGAATGGATTCCATGATTCCATTGTAAAGTGCCTTTTCCTTGCAGAAGTTTTCAGTATTATCAAGTAACCATTGTGGTTCCGCTACCTCGTGAGTCTTGAAACTCTTGACTGTTTCCCGAATCCTCTTGAACTCGGTTTCGTTCAAAGTATCATACTTGCCCAAATCAACCAACAGACTTTCAACACTCGGCTTGTTGTTATACTTGGTGTAGAACTCGCTGATGCAACCAAAAATTACTCGTTCATCGTGCTCGGTAAAATACTCGGGCTTCAGGAATGGAAGAACTTTCCTGCCAAACTCTTCATCGTGGAGCAGGGAGCGAAGGATTAAAATTTCGGTTCTATCAGATGGCATGAAGAACAATTATTATACGCTAAATCTCGTAAAAGTCAAGCAAACTTTTTCTGACAATCGTATATAAAATCCGAACAAACTGCTCCAAATCCGTTATAAGTGTGTGCGGCTACAGACTCTTTAGTTAGCAAAGGAATTACACAATTTTTCATCATCGGATTTGTTAAATCGTGAGACCATATCCAACCTCGGCTTACCAAAGTATAGCGATCTCCCTCGTGGCAAAAGAATCTAAAAATTTCATGTGAGTTTGGAGTTTGGTGTAGCCAAGCCAACGCTTTAAATTCTTTAACATGAATCCACAACTGTTCTTTACGATCAAGCAACCATTGAAGGCTTACAGGATACTGAGCGTAATCGTGACCAAGGTGCGGAACACCATCTCGCATACGCAAATCTATTTCCACATCAAACGCTTGCTCTAGAGCAGAGTCGATATACTCTGGTGTGTTTTCTAGTTCTGGCTTAACTCCGTCAAGATTGCCTCGGTGAGAAATGTAAATCACGATAACTCCTCGATTCTAATACTACGATCTTCAACGAACATATCATAATACGGCTTGTCACAGCGAAGATCATGGTGCTTTGCTCCCCAATCTTCCAACTGTTGCTTGGTTAGATCATACCAATCTATACCACTTCTACTGCCTCTAGCCGTCCAATAGATGATGGTGTTTCCCGCATCGTATAAACGATTGATCTTTTCTATGTTTTCAGGAATAGGCTTTGCCTTCTTATACTCCCGAGGATGATCAGGAGTAATACAAATGGTTTCATCAATATCAACAAATATAATCTTAGTCATTGTGATACGAGTCCCAATACAGATAGCAGTTAATCAGATCATCTACAGACTTTACTTGCTTGCCTCGGGTTATGGTTGCCCAAGCCTCAAAGTTCTCCACTTCTTCAGGAGTTCCAAACACGGTAACAAACGGAGTATCGTAATACCCAACCTTTAGCCCGTCTTGAATCAGTAAGTTGTAAACCAATGTAACATAGAACTCGCCATTATACTGTACACCTCGCTCCATCGCAAGATCAAAATACTTCTTGATATCCGAGCCACGCTTGAAGTAATACATGCCAGTAGAAGCATGCTCATTCATCGGATTATCAGTATAGCAAGCCTTTTCTTTGATTTCGGTAATGTATGGTGTTCCTGCGACATCTTTCACAAATGCCATTTTGGTGTTTGCTAAGGTGTGCGGGTGAAATCCTGTGTGAGTAAGAATACACCCGTCCATTTGATATCGTTTAACATGATCTCTAAAATCTTCCATGCTCCAAAGGTGTGGATTATCACAGTATGAAACAATAACTTCTTCATCGTCTTTAATATGTTCGTATACCGCTTTAACAGTCCATACAGGGCCCAACTTGTGCTGTGGCATGGATACAATCGTAGCGTTTGGCTTCAAACTCAGAAGCACATCTCGCATATCAGTTGTGGCTAAATGAGTATCATTGCAGATGAATACAATCTCATCATTTGGATCAAACATCTCTAGAATGTATTCAATGATTCTTTTCCCGTTCACCCGAATCAGAGGCTTGGGATCTTTGTATCCCTTCTCAACAAAACGATTACCTGTTCCTGCCATAGGCACAATAATTTTCATACTAAAGCCTTTCTGTATTTCTCCGAAGGCATGGCGTTCAGAGATTCAATCTCACTCATGCTTAAAAATTTAGGTGTTAAACATGCTCCTGTCAACAGACCTAGTATGTAGTTGTTGGTTGACTGCATTTCGTTTGGAAATACAGCAGCATCAGGAAAAAGTGGAGAGTTTACTGTTTCACTTTCTTCAGTATCAACAAACGATTCAACATGATTACTTAACCACCTTTTGCATCTACTATTGATTCTCTCCGTGGTTTCAAACGCTTCTTGTGCATCCTTAGCCGTAACAATAAGTCCGTGATTTTCAAGAAAGAACACACTCTTATCTGTGGAAATTTTAGACATCAAACAAGAGCCAGGCTTAACATACTCCACATACTCGTAGGTCATATCAGAAAACAAATTGGCAATCAAGGACTTGCCTTCTTTACTGCACAAAATTGCGTTCAAATGAATTGGGTGTGTATGAATCACCACTCGGTCTGTTAGCAAAGCATGAAATCCAGTTTCCATAGATGGTCTATGTTCACCGGTTTTGTTTGAACTCTGAACCCAATTGGTATACTCGTCCTCATTTTGAAACTCGTTTGGTATAGATTTATTAAAGTCACACACACAAAACCCGTGATGTAGATTTACATCAGCCATTTTAGCACCAGATGCTTTAATCAATAAGCCACTATCAGACTTCACGGAAACATTGCCCCCTCTACCTTGAACTAATGCCGGATCAAGAGATAGCCATTTACAGACGCTCATAAAGTCCATCATGGAATCGTAGAACTCTTTGACGGTTTCCATCAATTCCACTCCTCTACCGTTAACAGAAACATAGTCTAAAGAAACAGAAGCATCTCGGTTGCGAGTAAACTTTATAACGATATCTGCTTCTTTCTTTTGAACTGTTACGAAGCGATCCTCATCAATCTTTCTACGCTTCATCATCTCTATGACTTGCTTCTCGGTATATCCTCTTTTTTTAGTGTCTCTTTTAATTTTCCACTCGGTTTTTAGGGTTTCATCTGTGTCTACGAAAATCTTAAGAGTTGCCATGTCTGCTGTTGGTCTATGGTACAAAGCATGAAGCCCCTCGTATACAACCCAAGGTTTTGGAGAAATGGTTGCGGCAAAATCAAACTTACCGGTATCGTGATTGTAAATCTTTCGGATTATAGAGTTGCCGTTGGATAATTCCAACAAATGAGCATACCCCATCTCAAGATCATTTGACTGAGGATCTAGGTGAGTTTTGATTTTCCACATGGGATCGTTTCTTTCCCACCGGTGAAGATCATCTCCGCTTAGACATAAACACTCTTTGGTTCCAAGCACAGATTGTATCAGTTTTGATACGGTAGTTTTACCTACTCCTGAACTGCCAGAAATACAAACTAAGTTCATAGCATTCCTGCAACACTCAGTATTTGCTTTAAAGGATGTTCAATTTTATCAAAAGAAGCAACTATATTATCCATAGACTCAGATGGGCCTACAGAATGAAAATCAATATATTGATTATTACGCAATCTTTTTAGATCAACAAACGAATAATCAGAGCCATCCCAATTACATCGGTCTATTCTATTCCACAAATAAGGATTGGGATTTGCCACAGAAAAATTTAAACCTGTAAAATTTACAAGTTTATTAATAATAGCGTTCCATAACATGGTTGAAGAATAACTTTCGTCTGCACACCAAAATGGTTCTATGGAATGTTTGGCTCCTAAATTAGTTCCTAAAGAGTTCATGCTGCTTGCGATTTGTTTTGGAGTTAATCTCATATACTCTTGTGGTATGCCCCTTCCATATACTTTTTGAGAAACTATTGTGTTAACATACTCTAAAAAGTTAGTGGATGTAAATTTATAAACAGAGTCAAAAATTTTTCCCTTAGCCAAATGATAATACGCAGGAAGGTTTTGACCACCAGTTAATTCGCTGCCCTTTCCATCAAAATATGCTGGAGGTTCGTGGCGAGTTTGATGTCTACAGGCTAAATGTGCATAAGAATCATTAGAAATATCTTTTAGATTTGACAGAAAATAGTTACTTTGTAAAGGAAATAAATCAATATCTCCTATCAACCAAGTTGTTTCTGGTTCTGTGCTTGTATGATAAAATTTGCTCCAAGTCATTTGAAGAGATTTTATAGCATCATCAGAATATTTTTTTTCTATAACTTCTCCGTAAGTGTCATCAACTGTAGTATTTTTCACTTCTCCCCAAAGCAATAACACAGGAGTTACACCAAGTTTATTCCAAACTTTTGATTGATAGTTCCAAAATGGACTATACTTTTCAGTAGCAGAAAAAACAATTTTATCAATCTTCATATCATCCTCGCAATCTCTAAAATTTTAAGCATAGCCTTTTCTTGCTCATGGTAAGGACGATGGCAATGTAAATCCATATATCCTTTGTTACGAAGTTTAGCCTCATCGTAAATATAATTTGTGCCATTCCATTGAGGAATCCATTTTCCGTTTGAATCTACCAATCTTCCTACTCGGTCAATCTTTTGATTCCAAATATGATACTCTTTACCATAGAATTCTTTAACAATACCACGACGCAAACCATACCACAGTTGTTCGGATGTGTAACTCTCTTCGGCAACCCAAAACTCTCCATGTATGGCTTTGGTTAAAGTTTTTTGAGATTCTTCCGTGTGAAAACCGTATCGCTTAGACTCCATAACATAACGAACTACTTCTTCAAATGTCTTGTCTTTAAAGAACAATTCTTCAAACAATTTACCTTTAGCGACATGATAGTGACCGGGAAGATCATAACCACCATTCACCGCACCGCCGCGTTTAACAAACGAGTCTGCGGGAATACCAGGATATCCATCAGAACGAATTCCTGGACGCATCTGAGCAGTTAAAGTATAATTTAGATTAGCATACGCATCCTCGGAAACAGATTCTAATCCATCCAAAAAATACTCTGTCTGTAGTGGTATCTGATCCATGTCACCGATGATCCATGTGGTATCGGGTTCTGTTTTTGGGTAGTAGAATTTTGAAAACTGTATCTGTATGATTTTAGGCAAAGTTGGGTTGTACTGCATTTCCACAATATTTCCGTACTCTTCCGAAACAGGACAGTTCTTCTTATCTCCGAACAGAAGACAAACTGGCTCAATTCCAAATTTGGTTTTCCAAATTTTGGATTGAATATTCCACCAAGGACTGAAAGCCTCGGAACAAGAAAATACAACCTTGTCAATTCTCATACTGATGCTTCTCGTAAACTCTTTAATTTCTTGACGGTTTCTAGATAGTTCACATACTTCGGGTTTATGTACCAGTCTTCAAAAGGCCAACCTGAGTTTAGATTCTTTTTAGTTGCTGTATGACCCGCGTTGTCTACTATTCTAACATAACCGTTGGAAGCAAGCAAGTTGAAAATATTAGCCTTTAACTGATCCACTCCAGGATTTCGAGAATATAAGTTATGTTCAATTGTTGCCACTTTGAAAGTAAATCCAGACTCAACAAAAGATTTCACAGCGTTGTAGTCCTGCCCTTCAATATCAATCGAAAGATAATCAACTATAGTGGGAACTTGATTTTGCTTTAAAACTTCACCAAGCAGTTTTGTGTTTTCACTACCATCTCCAATCCAACTCGATACACAAAGACACGATCTTCCAACCATTCTATGTGCTTCTGAATCTACAATAACTCCCTTCCATCCTCTCTCCTCAAACATCAAACTGTTGCTTCCATTTTTGTGGTCATCACACGCACCACCAACATCAACAAAGTAACCTTCAGTCTGACCATTCAGAACGATATCAACAAATTCATCTTGAAATGCTTGTGAATACATATCATTCTCCCCAATTAAGTTTATCTACACCAGTAGTTAAATAGCGATTCATACCGTAAAGCAATCTTTGCTTTCTGTACTCGTCACCATTTATTATATTCAAAACGGCTTGTGGTATTTCCTTATTGGGAATAGCACTCAAATTACGCATCCAAGCATTGTGCTGATAGGTGATATCCTTAACAGCCCAAACCTTGTTAGGATCCATTAGCATTCGTACACCTAGCCAATGGATTGGGGCATCTCCCCAACGCTTATAATAAAAATTACCAGTCTTGTCTAGTTGATTAAAATACGCCATATACTCTTTACTGCGGAAGAAAGAGAACTTGGCGATTTCAAAGTTGGTGTAGAACATATTATAGTTCCATTTACCATCAACCAATCGACTCTTGAAGTACTCGGTCATGGGAATATTGTTATCCTGCATAAACCGCTCAGTTTCTTCCCATAATCCCTCAACTACTCGGGGTATTTCGCCTTCTTCATCACACATGTATGCGTACTCGTATCCATTAGTACGCATCTTTTCAAATGGATCGTAATTAATTGGAGAGAACAGATAAGAATCCGAATCAAGTCTCCAGTAGTAATCGTAATTCTGTAGTCTAGAATCCATATAAATTCCACCAGAGTGGAATCTACACATATGTCGATATCCCATCCATGCCTCATTCAAAGACACAGTGTACATGTTTGGGTCAGTAGAAACCCAAGACGGCATCTCAAATGTCAACAGTTCAAATTTTATATTTGGAAAATATCCCAATTGTCTGTGTAGAGCCACCATTAAATTTGCTATGGTGGGCTTATCAATATCATCGTGAAAGACAACTATCGGATACTCTTTGGCTTTACTAAAATTCATGCACAGGAGAGATATGCTCCTGAACAGAAGGGGGATGTCTCTCATTCGAGACATATAGATTATAACTGCATTCTCTGCCATTTTATTTCCTCATTCTAAAAAGTTCTTTGTAAGTCAATTCAACACCGGCTTCAAGACCATAGGTATCTATTTCTGGCAGATTACTTTCGCCACAGTAAAACTCCAAGTTTGTTGGGTTTTGAACAATGATAGGAACAGTATGATCTCCCATGAAATTTATAAGTTTGGCTATGTTTTTCAGAGTATATTTTTGTTCATAAGAGCAGTTAACTTCTTTGCTTGGATTTAAATCGTTGATGTAAAATTCAACCAAAGATACCAAATCTTTCATATAGAAAAAATCCATAACTCTGTTGGTGTGTATCTGTATTGGTTCGTGATTCAAATAACGAGTTATGCTTGATCGTATGAAACGAGTTTCAAGTTCATTTTCATCAAACACACCAAATATTCTTATGTTGTAAAACTGCTCAGTGTCTTGTATAGACTTTGCTATTTCTGTTTTGCTTAGACTATATTGTGTCTGATGAAATAATTCTGCACCAGAACCAAAGTGTATTAACCTTCCAAACCTATCTCGGTTTGCAAGCATATTACGATACATTTTCACATTTTGATCGCAGACATGGTGGCTATCAGATTTAAGACGACTACCTCCTGTTGCAGCAGCATGAATAACCACATCAAAAATTTTACCTGAAAACCAATTGTTTAGTGCATCAGTATCAGAAAGATCAAAATTTGCTCTAGAAATAGTAGTGACATCATAACGGGAACAAAGTTCACGATTAAGACTTTTGGCAATATAACCGTTACCTCCAGTTATCAAAACAGTTGGCTTCTTCATTTTCGGAGATTCATATAAGTTGGTTGAGGATTTATTAAAATTTCACCAAATTGCTTCACCATGTCTTCTACAGTTTCAGGATGTAAAACTCGCAAATTGTCTAGAGTTCTCATTATTTTTTTATCATCCTCAGCCCAATGCGAGAATCCCAAGTATCCATAATCTTTGTCTCTGCCACCACCAATAATATTGACTGAAATTTTTTCGTGGCTAAGATAGTTTCTTATCATTTCAAAAGGTCTGTAGATTGCAAACGGGCTAATAGAGTATACAAACGGAATCTTTCCGTCCATAGCCAATCCTATAGCCATACCCATCATAGCCATTTCGGATGATCCAACATTATAAAATCTGTCCTTGTAATCATCTCGAATTTTATCCCAGAGCCCGTAACCCAAGTCTCCAGTTATTAGATAAATTTTTGAGTTTGCTGCCATAGCATCGTAAAGAAGTTCTGCAAATTGCTTTCTCATTTTAACATCTCCAATGCTTGCTTGTAGTCGGTTTCCTTCATAACATGATAGTGTGCATTCAATCCTTTTAAAAACGGAAACTGTTCAACTGTGGTGTAGTGTATCTTAATCTCTGGAAGGAATGCTTTCAACCTATCTGTTAGGTATTGCTGATCTACCTCCATGTAAGCAGCATAACCATTCACATTAACATGAACCTCAATATTTTGAATGTTCTGCTCACGAATTGTTTTCAAAGCCTCCCACACGCTACCCTCGGCACACTCTCCATCGCTTACAAGAACCCAAACCTTTCTATTTGGATTGGCTACGGCTCTTCCTAATGCAATTGTGATGCCCAAGCCAAGACTTCCCGTTGAGCAGTAGATTTGATTAGCCTCGTCACGGTGTGGATGCCCACCGTGCTTCAAAAACATCTCTTCAGCGTTTATACCACGGTGCTTCTGTAGGCAAGCATATAAAGCAACGGCAGCATGTCCTGAAGACAAGATGAAGATGTCATCCTTGCCCATGTTGCCATATATTTGATCTATGATATCAACAGATGAGAAGTAACTACCCAAATGACCTAGTTTATGCTTGTAAGCAATTTCAACTATTGTTTTCTTTAGATTCATTATATGATCTCATTATAAAAGTAAACATGTTGTTTTTTTCGCATCTGTGAATTATGTTATCAGCGTATTTTTCTCGGAATTGGTGAACTGCTATTTGAACATCTTCAATGTGCAAATCATCAAAAATGACATGAAAATCTGTTTGACATTTTTTATACAATTCATCTACTAGTTGTATGTCTATCAAAATATCTTGAAAAATATGAGATCCATCAACATAAACTACTGTCACATTTTCTAAAGTTTTATGCAGAGTTTCGTCAATAAATTGTTTTGTTTTTAAACGATAGTGCTTTATATTAGAATAAGGAGCAATATTAATTTTAAATCCCTTTTCTATATCCACTAATTCTTCATCTTTTGGTTGTCCCGTCCACCCGTCTGCAATAAAAGGATCTATAGAGTACATAATCTTACTAGGAAATTCTTCAGCCAGTTCTGAAATCATAACACCATAGTAAGAACCTATCTCCAAATAATTTCCAGAGTTATTCGAAGTTAAAATATCTCTAACTACTTCTTTTGCTTGTCTTGTTAAAGTATAGCCTTCCATGTTTATCTTTCACCAAATAAAATTCTCTTTATAGTATTTAACTATGGCAGGAAGTTCTTCATCAAAGTTTTTGATAGGATTCCATCCCAATTTTCTGAGTTTAGAATCGTCTAACGCATATCTAACATCTTGTCCTGGTCTACTGTAAGAAAAATCTATGTAATCTGAGTAATGATTCTCTTTAACACCCAAAACCTCTAGAATTTTTGTAACAGTTTCTAAATTTGATTGCTCAAATCCACCACAAATATTGTATATTTCATTTTTGGTTTCTGATTCAATTATGGTGATTATGGCTCTAGCGGTGTCCTCAGCATGTAACCAATTTCGTATTGGGGTTCCGTTATTGTGTAAAGGAATCTTTCTTCCCAAATGCAAATACTTACAAACCTTTGGTATGAGTTTTTCAACATACTGACCTATACCGTAGTTGTTGGTGGGTCTAACTATTACATACGGAATCTTGTAAGTTCTAGCCCAAGCCAATACCAACATATCGGCGGCCGCTTTAGTGGCAGAATATGGGTTTGAAGGCTTTAGCAAATCTTGTTCAGTATGCGCCCCCTCTGCTATGTCACCATAAACTTCATCTGTGCTAAAATGTAAAAAAGTTGGAGTTTTACCATTTTCTTGCCGATAGTTCTTAATTAATTCAAGTATGTTGTGAACACCGTTAATGTTAGAACTAATAAAGTCATCACTGTTGGCAATAGAATTACCAACATGTGTTTCTGCGGCAGTGTTTACAATGTAGTCACAATCGTATAGAAATTTAAGATCATTGATATCACATTGAACAAATGAAAAGTTTGGATACATTAAGAACTCTTTCAAGAGTTCATCGTTAGCGGCATAAGTAATTTTATCAATTCCTTTAACATGCCAACCTTTCTTTAAACAAAGTCTGGTGACATGTGAGCCTATAAATCCTAAGCATCCTGTTACATACAATACTTTCATTTTACCCCAAATCTACTGTGTCTAACAGTTTTATTTTATCTTGAAACATTTTATAGTGACCGTCGTGAACCGAGGTGGTTTCTGGTTTTCCTCTACCATGAAATCCAAAACAATTATCTAAATTATACTCACACTCGGGTATTTTAGATTCTAAAGAAAATTTCATAGCAACTTCTAAAGGTGCATACTTGCAACCACATCTAGTATAGTAATCATAATAATCGTTTGTTTGTTCAGTATCATCATGCGTACCAAGATATCTAATATTTCTTGTCAACTGAATAAATCTATTACTTCTCAAAACAAATCCGCCGTTACCAACTCGATTTCTTTGCCCCAAATTTTTCCAAGGGGCTCCTATGTAATCATACTGCAAAAATTCATCTGTCCATAAATGCGGATTTATAACAAATCCATCATCGTGTATCATCAAGCAGTATTTTGTTTCTATTAACTGAGGCAAAAGTTCATAAGTAAATCTTGAAGACTCTTGATGAGTTTTAGCGTCAGTTTTTACAAATCTTATGCTTGATGGTGTTTTTTCGGGTTTGTTATTGCTAACCAATATCATGTCAGCAAAATCTATGTCTTTAGAACTATACAATAATGCTTTAACACTCTGTATTGGGTCAACACAGTTGTATGACAATATTGTTATATTTTTTAGTTGAAGTTTACTCATTAAATTTCAGTATTCATAATAGGTAAATGAATTCTTCTTTTGGTCATAAAATCATCTAAAGTTGATTCAATATAATCTAACTGCTCGTCTGTTATGACTGGACTAGTTCCCAAGAAGAATGTATCGGTTGTAACCTTTCTTGCATTAGGATAATCTTTAACTACTCGCTCAGGATCCATCAGCCCTTCATACGCAGGCTGTAGCATGATGTTGCCTGCAAAATATGGTCTAGTTTGAATCTTGTTCTCTTCAAAGTAGTCAACAATATCGTTACGCTTGAATGAACATCCATCTTTCAAGGTTACTGCAAACGCAAACCACGCAGGATCAGAATTCTCGGTTGCTTTTGGAATGATGAAATGCTCTTCATACTTGGAGAACATCTTACACAGTCTAGCATGGTTATGCTTTCGTATTTCAATAATCTTGGGTAATCTCTTAACCTGAACAAGACCCATAGCAGCCTGTTGATCTGTCGGCTTCAAGTTATATCCTATCTCATCATACACATACTTGTGGTCAAAAATCTCATTTGGTAGGGCAGGAAGCCAATTTGAAAATCTCTTCTTGCAACTGCCGTTCTTCAAAAAATTCGCCTGCTTTCCTACACAATAGCAACCTCTTCCCCACTCACGGAAACTTCTAGCAACAATCTCTTGTTCTTTGGTGCGAGTTGCAACAAATCCACCTTCTCCCATAGTGATATGATGAGCAGGATAAAATGAACATGAAGCAAACTCACCAAAACTACCTAGAGACTTTCCGCCATAGGTTGATCCCAAAGCATCACAACAGTCTTCAAGTAAAACAAGATTGTATCGGTTAACAATCTCCATCAATCTATCCATGTTTGGAGGATTGCCTAGAACATGAGCAAAAGTTATTATACGACATCCCTCTTTTGCTCTCTGCTCAACCTGATCTAAATTCAGATTCAAAGTATCCAAATCTATATCAACAAATACTGGCTCAAACCCAACCTGAAAGATTGGATTTATTGTAGTGGGAAATCCTGCAATAGGAGTTATTACTTTGGTTCCTTTTGGGAAATTGTTTAAACGCTTAGAGGTCATACACGACATCATTATCAAGTTTGAACTGCTTCCGCTGTTAGTTAAGATACCGTACTCTTTGCCCATCAGATTGGGGAACTGATGCTCAAAGCGAATACCGTTTGATCCTAGAACCAACCAGCCTTCAAGCAGAGTCTTTACTGATTCGGTGTATTCCTCCGTTCCAAAATAAGGCCCTGCGTATTGAACCCAATCAACACCAGCCTTCCATTTCTTAGAGGCTTGCTTTTCTTTAATGAAGTCTTCAACTGATTTGAGTATGTGTTCCATAATGTATTAGTGTATCCCAAATCCCCAATCATTCAAGTTGGGAATGTTATATTTTGTCACACTTTCTTTGATGAACTTATACTTATAGTTAGTCGTCAAATCTTGGTCTTTGTAAATATCACAACGAACTTTTAGTGGAAAAGAAAATTCTACAGGTTGCCAAGAAAAATTATTAACAGATTTATCATACTCAGTATAATCAATAACATCGGCATTGAATCTATTCTTGTTAACATAATCTTCAATCTTCCAATAGTATTGCTTGACGGCAACAGCCTTTTTATCAATCCATTGCAAATGAGAAATGAAGATGTTTGGAACCTGAATTGATAACTGTGTTTTTGGTACAGGAAGATGCTCTGAGTGCATTTGACGATTCTTGAAAACTGCTCTATTTGAGTAAGAGCCTATACGATCAACCCAGTGTACTTGCCACTTTCCGTCTGTTCGTATTTGATTTTTGCCCACATATTGAATCCATTGGGTGTAAAATAAAGTGTCCTTATGGTTTTCAAGTATCTCTTTCAACTGTTCTTTTTTAATATTACCGTCTATGTACTCATCCGAATCCAAGCAAACTATCTTGCTAGAATATTTGAATGCCTCATCAAACAACATCTGTCTGGCATCAGACTCTATTGCTAATTTATCGTTGTCCCTGTCTATTTTTAGAATACTAACAATATTGTATTTGCTTGCATTTTCTTTTAAATACTCGTAGGTTCCGTCTGTAGAACTATCAACTAAGAAAACAAAAGCGTCAGCATACTCTTTCCATAGAGGAAGCATTTCCTTTAGTAAGAACAATTCGTCTCTAGTTCTTGTAATTTGAACTATCCAATTGTCATTAATTTTTGGTTCAATGTTTTTGAACCCATTGGCCTTTCGATTTTCATAAATTGCTCTATCTACGCTTGCTCCGACGCGCATATTATGTTGCATCAATTCGTCTTGATTTTCTGCCCATTTATGAACTATAGGACGACGATTGATGTGCCGCAAAACTCCCATTTGTTCAAAAACTTCAGTCTGCTCGTTATCACACCATTCAGACTTATAATCTGGATGGTAAATGTATCCAAAATAATCGTACAGTTTTCTTCCAATAACAGGCAGAGTAATTAAAGTCTTGAACCCTTCTGCCCCCTTCTGCTCTAGGCGAGGATCATTATTGTAATTCAAAGATCCATTGGTATCGGGAAATTCTCTAGCCATATCTTCGGCTATGATATCATCCCAACCATTTTCAACCGGCTCCATATCATCTGCTGTAGAAACCACAATATCCCAAGGAGTGCTTGGAATATTTCGGTTTATTGCAGATATCTTCCCATTCTTCTCGCCATAGAAATAATGAACCGAGCACAGATCGGTCTTAGGTAAGTTATCCAAAAAGTGCTTGATTCTAGGATTGTTTAGGAGTAGATCATCAGAATCCATGCTGATTACATAAGTGATCTTATGCTTACCTGATGCCTTTTCCATGTAGGCACGAAGGTTGTTCATAAACTTACCTGGTCTCTGACGAGTCGGATACTTAAGTAATATGTGAGTCATCTTATTCGCCTTTCAAACACTTATAGTAACATCCTTTAAATGGTTCAGGAAGAACATCAATGCTATCCTGTGTTGCAAGTTTAGGATTACCTGCGAAACTACCGTGCTGATAACAGAAATTCAACTCAGTCATTTTACCAACACCATTTGGTTTCATAAACAAACGAATACCCAACCAACGAATAACATGATCGCCCCATCTTCGGTAAAAGATATTGCCCGTGTCATCAATGTGCTTAAAATACTCTTGATATTCTGTCTTTCTAAAGAAATCCATGTCACATATTTCAAAATTAGTGTTGTACAGTTCTCCTTCCCAATTAGAGGGAGGATTTGAAATTCTGTTTGAGTTCATGGCTATAAACTCTTTTGCGCTTTCCCACATTCCTCGTCTTGCCCATTCAATTTCTTTTGGGCTGTCGGTTCCAAGTGGATAATCAGAGTATTCATAACCATTGTCTGCCATCCATTGGAATGGATCCTGTGACACTTTAGAAAGCATGAATGAATCAGAGTCAACTCTCATATAATACTTGTACTTCAGCATTGATGGATGATTGAATATCAATCCACCAAAGAACCTACACATATGTCGGTATCCAAGAGGAAACTGCTGTAGAGTTGGGTGTTCCCCCTCCATAGCATACTTTGCTGGATCGGTAGATATACCTTCAGGCAAAGTGAATGCTATCTTTTCAAACTTCACATTCGGTAAGTATCCCAAAAAGTTGTGAAGTTCTACGAGTATATTTGAGATGATAACTGGAGTTATATCATCGTGAAACACAATAACAGGATACTTGTTATCCGTGTTTAGATTCTTGAAAAGTAGTTTTAGACTGTGAACAAAGTACCAGAGATCTCGCTGTCTCGTCAAATAAACAATAACCGCATTTTGCATGATATACCTCTATCGTTTAGCATACTGAATTGATTCTGATGTTCTATCATCGTATCTGTAGTAGTGAAGTACTTTATCTAGGTGAGTTTCACTACTAACAAACGGATACATTCGTGAACACCACTCAATATCTTCACCATACGATACTGGCTTAAACGGGATGTTCTTTGCTATCTTCGCTGCCCACAAGCACATATGATAAGGTGGACGCTTAATGTCTCCTAGAGAACCATCAGGATTGTGCTTTAATCCTTCGTGTGGATTTCCCATTCGGAAGTCCACCTTGAACTCTTTGCCGTTCACGGTACAGTGCTGCTCAAAAGTAATTACATCCGCAGGCTTGGTGCGAATGGTATTCAAGCAGGTTTGAATATAATCTTCCGATACCGCATCATCGTCATCCAAGAAAGCAATCCACTTCCCTCTTGCCGACTGAATTAAAGCCTGTCGCTTTTCCCCAATACTCATGCTTTTATTGTCTACAAGAGTAAGCACTTCAACACAAGTCTCATTTCCAATCTGCTTAAGCAAACGATTGTATGTTGGAATCAAACACTTCTCAAGACGAGAAGGAATAGACAAAATCAGAACGCTGAATAAGATTTGATTAGGAGGCGTTGGCATGTTGTGGCAAACCGAAGTTTGCTGCCTTTCTTCTATTATAAACCGCATTATCGTGAGCGTATAATTCTCTGTTCTCATTACGCATGTACAATGCGTCTATACCAATTTCTATCCAGAAATGGCGAATAATAATCTTATCAATATAAGTTGCTTTTCCAAGAATTCTGCTAACATCGGTAAACTCGTTATCAGGAAAAACACTTATATATTCTGGATTGTAAATATAACCAAAACGATCAAAATACTTCTTACCAAAAATACAAAGAGTATTCAAACGCTCACCCTGCTTACCGTCATTGTAATGCAGCACACCATCACCGTCAGGATAATAAGTCTGCATATCTTGCATAATAATATCATCGTAACCTTGAATCTGTGGAATCATATCATCCGAAGCAAGCAGCATCACATCGTAGTTTTCAGCATGTTCTAGATCTGCATTTATGGCTTGTATCTTGGTTTTAGAGTTGCCCCAAAATGCTTTAACTGAATCTCCTTGTTTGGTAAGCCAATTACGCATACCAGAATTATTCATTGTAGGATCATCAAGATCAAAGGAGCATAGGAATTTAACATCGTGCTTGCCTGATAACATAGACTTGTAAAGTCCAAACACTTCCATGAACTTGGCAGGACGAGATCTGCTTGGTAATTTAATCAGTAGTTTCCCCATAAAACTGAGCCTCCTCTTCAAACTCTTCAATAGTGCAACGATTCAGCAGCACAGGTGTGCCTTCTCCAAGATAACCGCCTAGAGTGTTTACTTCAAGCCACTCGTAAGCGTCTACAACATCCATACCCTGCTTTACAAGAATGTCTAGACACTTCTCGTAATCGTAGACAGCCACAGGAATAGTTTGACCGAACTTTCTCAGGGTTCCTAAAAAAGCGGCTTGAAACTCAGGGTAAAGGATTGGCTCATCCTTCCGCTTCAACGGTTTCCGAGGGTTCATCGCTGCTTGCTCCTTCCTGGTCAGAGCCATACTTGAACTCTTTAGCCGCTGCGATTTCCAACGCCTTCATTACTTCTTCAGTAAAATACTTGGTTGGATTCTTCACAATCTGACTTTCAAAAGCAGTAGTGCCGTTAGGCAATTCAATCTTAGTGGAAACCTTCTTGAACACATTGTGCTTTAAAGCCAAGTCTACAAGACCGTAGTATCGGTCAAGACCCTTTTCAAAAGTGAGCAGCACATCCACCATCTTGTTCTCACGGGTAAGACGACCCTTGTAGAGTTTGCAATGAATGATATTGCCGACAACTTCATCGTCCACCTTGTGCTTCTTCTTGGACAGATACACAATGGTTGAAGCAGCATACTTGAGTCCTGTGCCGCCACCCATCTCCTTGGTTGGCACATACGCACCCACCACATCGTAGGTGTGATTGGTAACAACCATAGGAATGTTGTGCAGACCCAACTTCAAGGTAAGCACACGGAACGCACCCTTGACAACCTGAGCACGAGTCATGTCTCGCACTTCCTTGCCTTCAAGTGTATCGTTGGTTTCTTTGCTAGTGCTCAACATGCCTAGCGAATCCAACACCACAAAGAACGGCTTACGCTTCTTCTCATCCAACTTGCCATAGTTGTCGATGATCTGTAGCAACTGATGGCGGAACTGCTCAACGGTAGCCACAGGAAATACCGCAACGCGATTCGGGTCAAGACCACGAGACTTAATCATGTCGCTTGTGATGGCTTGCTCCGAGTCAAAGTAAAGAATCGCTCCTTCAGGATTGTCAGTCAAGAACTGTGCAGCGATACCCAAGGCAAAGTAAGTTTTGCCTGTGGCACTCTCTCCTGCAATACCTAGAATCTTGTTGTTGGCAATGCCGCCCTTGAGCGAACCTGACAGCAGAGCGTTGAAGGAATACGAACCTGTATCCACAAAGCCTGTAATGTCACCTTCCACGCCATCTTCGGCTAGTGAAGCAAACTCATTACCTGATGCACGAATCATACTCTTTAAAAAGTCACTCATTGTGTATTCTCCATTATCCTATTATACCATATTTTTTGTTGTCGGTCAAGAAAATAAACTCTCTAGACTGCTAACTTCTCGCATCTGCCACCCAATAATTTTCAAGATAACGCTGAGTGGTTCTTCAAACGATTTCTCAAATTGAGTGTCATAGTCTATATATTTCGCTTCAAGCCCAAACTCTTTGGGAATTCCTGCGGTGAATGAAATAACTTTATCACGAACCGGATTAGGAACCTTGAGATACACATACTTAATCTTCTCGCCGTCGCCAATCTTTGGATATCGCTTGGTTAAATCTTTGTCTCGTAGCCAGTGATTGTAAATCAACGCACCCTTTACATGCAAGGGAGTAGACTTGCGATAGATGGTGGTATCATCACGATACTCTTTCAACCCGTTGCAACCACGCGGAAACGCTATCTGTTCTACAGAACTATTGTAAAACTGTTCCTTGAATCCTGCCACAAACTCTCGCAGTTCAGTTTCCGTGCCTTCCATGATAATGCTGATAGACTTCTTTAAAGCCTCACGAACAATTTCAGGAGTGCTGCTCTTAGCGGTTTCAAGACCCATGATTTTAATTTCCGGCTTGGACAGCAACACATCGTCTTCACCCATCCAAACAGAAAGCATGTATCGCTTCTTTGCAGTCCAAATACCCTTTGAGCAGATGCCTTCTCGCTTCATACGCATTTTCTGAGCGTAGGCTCCCTGCTGCTCGGCTAGTCGGGTAAACTCTTTGTCAATCAGCGGCTGCAATACTTCGTTGCAGAAACGGTTCAGGAACTTGGTAATCTTTTGCGGGTCAGTTTCTTTCGGCATCACTTGCTTAACAATGTCACCTAAACGGATGTATACTGAATCCGTATCGCTAGCAATAATGTAATCTTTGCCTTCAGTTTTCAAGGTTTTGTTGAGAAATCGGTTCAGGGAGTTTTCAATCCAACGAATGCTCAACTGTCCTGAAATGGTAATGGCTTCTGCAATCTCAGGATCAAAGTATCGGAAGTATTGATTACCGCAAGCACCGAAAGCAGAGTTCAACTGAATCTTTCGCACCAACTGAAAGTTATGGAACTTGGTTATCTCAAGTTTCATTCGCTCGGTTTCAGCAGGCGTAGGATTCACCGCTGTTTTGAGTGCGGCTTTGGCTTCCAACATTTTCTTCTTGAAGGCTTTGCGTTCCTCATACATGGTTTCCATGAGTTCAGGTAAGAAGCCTTGAGCATCCTTTCGGAACCCGATGCAGTTGGCAGCAACCGCAACACCTTTCGCCTTCATGCTCTCAAGCCAGTTTTGAACCTCAGGAGCAGGAGCCAACAGGTCTTCCACCTTGAATTTGTCTCGCTTGCCTACAGTTGTTTTGGTTTCTGGCGATAGATTGTATTGCATGATAAGATGCGGATACAGCGAGTCCAAGTCGAAGGAAGCAACCCATTCGTGCAGTTTAACCTGCGGTTCTTTAACATACGCTCCTTCAAACTTGGCTTCTTTATCTTCTGCTTCGCCCTTCATAGGAATAGCAATACGCTTCTTGGTGAGATGATGGTAGATGATGGCATCCCAAGTGCGAACCTGCGAGAACACATCGTTCAGATTCACCTTGGCAGTATAAGCAAGAGCCAAGGCTAGTTCCATCAGTTTCAGTTTGTTTTCAAGCATTCCTACAAGCAAGGTATCGTGATGGTTATACTCCATGAACCTTTGGAAATCGTTCTTGTAGAAATCGGCTAGAGTTCCATCGTAGTGCTTCTTACGCTCACCCAACTCTACCCAAACAATATGATCTAGTTTGTAAGACTCGCGGGTAACATAGGTGAACTTACGATACAAGTCAAAGTAATCTAGAGTAGCAATACCCAACAGGTCATACACTTCATTCTTCTTGTTCATCACTTCCACTTCGCGTGAACGAATCTCTCCCCACGGCGACAGACGCATGGCTTCCTTTTCGTCAAACACGCGAGTGATACGATTCACAAGATACGGAATGTCAAAGAAGTTTACATTCCATCCTGTGACAACATCCATATCTAAACTTTCCCAAAGGTCAAGGAAATCTCGTAGCAGGTATCGCTCGTCTTCATACTCCATGCACTCAGCACCAGGAATGCTGAACTTGCCAAGACCAAACACAAAGCACTTGTCACCACACTTTACTGTGATGGCATTCACTCGTTCGGTTGCAGTTTTAATATTGGGAAAGCCTGCTTCGCACTCGGTTTCAATATCAATGAATGCAGTCTTGAGTTGAGCAGGTGTATACTCTACTTCCGCAGGAAACTCGTCACCAATGTATTGATACAACCATTGCGAGTTGCCGTAAATCTCAAATCCTGAAACGCCACGATACTCTTTAATGAACTCGTTGGCATCACGAATAGAGCCAGGCTTGAACGGTTCCACAGGCTTGCCGTCTAGAGTTTTCCATTCTGTTGGCTTGCCCTTGGCAGGAACAAACAGCGTTGGTGAGTAGGATACCTTTTGAGCCACTCGCTTGCCGTTTTCATAACCGCGATACAGAATGTTGGAGCCTTTAACGGCTACATGCGTATAGAATTTCACTTGCCCTCTCGTTCAACCATAGCCACCCAATCCTGATGGATAAGATTGTTTCTGCCGTATCCTTGACCACGAATCTTGGAGATATCCCACAGCACCTTGTCACCAACCTGAACATCTTCGGTGAGTTTATCGCCAACAGAAATCACGGTGCTCCATACTAGTTGCGAGTTAATCTTCTCGGTGTAGATAATACCTTCTGTGGTTTTCTTCTCGCCACCACCAACAGTTTGCACTTCAATCCACTTACCAATTGGTCTTAATTTGTTCATAATATAAATCTTTCTAAAAAATATTCTGTTAAAACAGTTTCCTTTTTTGTAATTGAATCAAGGATTTCTTTATTTTTTCTATAATTTGAATTTTGTAAAGAAGAAACCCATCTTAGATTTTCTACTCTGTTGTCTGATGCATCATCATTAATATGATCTATAACAACCGTGTCCTTTATGAATTTTTTTGCGGTTTCTGGAGTAATGTTCCAATCCTCTTTTGGTATTGGTGGATATTCATCTATAGGTTTAAATGCGTCCATTACTAATCTATGAACAGATATAGAAACACTACTTGTTTTTCTTTTATCTTTTCTTTTTGTATAACTATAGTGATAATCTTTACAGTCTTTAAAAAAATCAGGAGAAGGAAGACAAATACTAACCGTGCATCTCCTACACCTTTTTTTCCCTTGCGTATCAGTAAATTCTAAATTTTCTGTTAATTCTTTTTTAGCCCCTTTTCTTTTTACTTTACCTTTATTAGAAACAAAATAGTAAGGTATAATCTTACCAAATCTAACCACAGGTTTCCAAATTTCTTCAGTCACGCTAAAAATCCTTGTAATGAGTTTGTCACTTCCTGACGAATTCGGTCTTCTGCAATCTTAACATACTCAGGGTTCAGTTCAGTTCCCACATAATTTCTGCCGTTGCTCAAGGCTACTATAGCGGTTGTGCCGCTGCCAGTAAATGGGTCAAGCACCGTGCCGCCAACAGGAGAACCTGCAAGCACACACGGAGTAATCAGTTCTTTAGGATACACTGCAAAATGTGCTCCTTTGTATCCCTTGGTGTTGACAGTCCATACAGACCGCTTGTTCTTCTTGCCGTCGCCACCCCATACTCGCTCAGGTTCAAGAGCAGGGTCTCTTGCTCCCTTGTCTTCAGGCTGAGTTCGGTTCTTGTTGCCTGGTGCATGAGGAGCACTAACCGCTGCTTCCTTTATTGCTTCATGGTCGTAGAAGTAGTGAGACTTCTTGGAAAACATAAAGATGTATTCGTGAGCACGAGTGCAACGGTCGGTTACACTTTCAGGCATAGGATTCGGCTTGTGCCAAATTAGGTCTTGACGCAACCACCATCCGTCTGCTTGCAGAGCAAATGCTACACGCCACGGAATACCAATCAGGTCTTTAGTCTTCAATCCTTTTTGATCTTTTCTGTTGCCTGGCACAAAGTCTGACGGCATGCCTCGCTGACCACCGATAGTTTGTGGTGGAGGAGCACAGTTCTTTGCTGCCATGTAAGAATCACCAAGATTCAACCATAGCGTTCCATCGTCACGCAAAACTCTGCGAACTTCACGGAACACTTCCACCATCTTCTGCACATACTCGTCTACAGTTTCTTCTTGACCAATTTCCGCATCGCCGCCTTCGTAAGAACGCAAACCGAAATACGGCGGAGAAGTTACACAAGTATGCACAGACCCTTCAGGCAGAGTCTTCATGCCTTCAATACAATCGCCTGTTATGATTTGGTGCGTGTTCACACAATGTCTCCATACTTGGTTCCACGAGTAAAGAATTGCTCTTCGTGTTCCGTGAAACCAAAGCACTCTCTAGCATAATCTAGAATAATGCTCTTGTCAAACTTATTGCAGGAATAAACATCAAGTGTAATGAACCGCTTTGGCTCCATTGAGTGAATCTGAATTCCACTTTCAATCAACGGAACCCAACCACTAACGCCTGCCTTGTCAGGATACAGTTCTCGTCCCTTGTCGGTTGGACCATGCATCACCACAGGTTGGCTCATGCGTGTCATGCCAATCTTGTCTACAACTCTCTCAAGAAAGCGATAGTGCAGTTCCAAATCATCGGCTGCACCAACGCGGCAGTTATACATGTCTAGGTAGTAAGAGTAACCGAATGGCTTTTCCATAATTATTTTCCTCGTTGCTTTGGATACGGCTTGGGAGGATTTCTATCCTCAAACTCACGCCGCAGTTTCTTGGTTTCTGCTTTGGTTCTGCCTAATACAAACGCATACTTGTGCTTGCTTGGCATTTGCACTTTGGTAGCCTGCTTCTGCTTTAGTTTAGAATGCTCACGCAACTGCTTCTCAACTTCCGCAGGCATGTTTTCCCACAACACCTTTTGGTCGTTGTTCCAATCCTTTTCCCAAACTATTCCCAACTCTTTGGCGTATTTCTTGTAAGCACTTCTCACACGAAAGAATCGGTCGCTTACAACCTTGCCGGTATACGGATTGATGTAACGAGTTGTGGTTCCTGATTCTTGACCAAGATAGTAGAAGTTACACGCCTGATAGATGGTTCCCAACTCTTTAGCGGTTGGGTCAGAGTATGCGGTGAACAAGCGATACTGTGTGTTCTTCACCATCCATTGACAACACCACATTAGAAATGAACTTGCAAGATTCTTGGGACTCCATGAAACACAAGCACCACGGCTAACCAAGCGTTCAATCTCTTTGGTATTCTCACCAAGCAGTTTAGAAAATGCGTTCGGCAGATTCATAAGAATAACACCTGCCATGATATCCTTGCCAATCAGTCCTTGATTTGGGTCATGGTAATACGCACCAAACCAATGCGTAGTGTATTGAGAAAGATTACCAAGCCATTCGTGACGCTTGATAAACTCGGTGGCTTCTCGTCTTTCCACATCAGTTACAAGCGGCTTGAAAATAAAATCAGAAACTCGCAGTTCTCCTGCTCGTTCCTTGGTCAACATTGCTTCTTCCAAATCCTGCTCAAGGTTCTTTAGGCGTATATCATACTGCCAGCAGTGTTCCTTGTCATAAGACTTGGTTCTTTCAATGATATCTACGGATTCATTTTTGCTTTTCGAGTTCAAAATTCACCAAAAACCTTATCTTTGTTACCCCATATAATTTGTTTAGTGACTTTTTTATCAAGAATTTTTAACTTCATCTTTCCACGGAGAAGAAATATAATAAGTCTTAAGTGGTCTTGTGGGGTTCTCTGAAGTATTTTTAGACTTGCAGCAACCATTGGTGTTAACAATATCATTGGGAGTAACGCCAGGAATGAACTTTGGAACATATTGTTTTTGGGTGTTCTTGTCGTGTAGGTAACTATACATCAAAACTGCGTAGTTAACAATATCAATTATGGTATCTTCAAAAGATTCATTTTCAACAGCCAATTTTCCAGATTCAACAAATGATGAGAGCCGACTCATCTTATCGGTCATACGAACCAAGAACCCCTGCTCAGTGCTGCAAATACCCATTGATTCTACTCTTGTGAAATTTGCAAAAGGCTCTTTGCCTTCATTACCTGCGTAGTCGGCATTTTTCTTACGCATCAGGCTGCGACCTTTTTCACAAATAATTTCATGCATCTTTAATAATTCATCGCGTGTCATAATTTAAACTCCGGTAGAGCCGAATCCACCCTTTCGGCTAGTTTTTGGTTGTACTCTTTCAAAGGTGGGTTCGAGTTGATAAGATAAACATTGAATCATTTCTCCTTGACAAATTCTGTCTCCGTGAGTGATTCTAACTGAAATATTAGACAAGTTCATTACGGCAACCATAAGTTGGTCGGTATAATCTGAATCTATAATTCCTTCTGAGTTTGCTAAAACGATTCCTCCCTTTATAGCCAACCCACTACGAGCGTGTAGTCTCACAGAATAACCAAGTGGTATATCTAGAACTATGCCTGTTGGTATTAAAACCCTAACTCCATCGGGTGGAACTAAAAGAAATGGAGGAGCATCGGATCTTTCAAATCCTGCCAACAATCTATGATGATTGTTATTTTTATCGTAAGCGTCTACAATTCTGGTTTTACTACCAAAATATGCCTTTATATCAAAACAAGCAGATTGTTCTGTTGCAAACGCTATATCAAATGAATCTGACCATAACTTACTGTATTTTAATTTCAGTTTTTCCATAATAAAAATTGTATAAAACTATTTATCAGTTATTGAGAAGAATCGGGATCATAAGTATCATAGTTTATCTTTTTTCTTCCGATGTTATACTTGGGTATCAATTCCCAATTATTTTTTTCACCAAAAGGTAAAATCTTTAGATAAGAAATTGGAACCACAGGATCTTTTGTTCTTATAGGTTCTTTCAATTTTAGCAGACCCCATTCAGAAAGCAAGTTGCAAATGGTATTTCTTCTTGCTTTATCTGTCTCAGGAAAGTCTGTGGGTAAACCGTCTAACATAAAAAGTTCTTTAAAGTGAACTATGTAATATTTGCCTTTTTTATGAAGAATGTGGCAAGACTGATATAATTTTTTATCTGTTTTCGAGGATATGCCTATTCTAGTTAATGTTTCTTTTATTTTAAGAAAATTTTCAGGATTTGGCAATTCTACTTCAACAAAGGACTCTATCAATGAACTCATAACAATACTCCTTAGATTACTGAAGTATTTAGATTTTTTTAATTCTTCGTGCCACCTTTATAGTTCATTTGTTTCAAAGTCTGTATGTCATCTTCTGTTAGTAAAGACAAATACTCTTTTGCTCTACTTTTATTGACTTTATATTGTTCTGATATAACATTAACAATATCATTTTCCTCTGGCTTTGACCACTTTGAAAATCTATTTTTTTTCTTTACCGAATAATAGTAATAATCATATTGCATCTTTTTAGAAAGATGGTGTAAAGAGTTCATCATATTTGAACATAAAACAGTTTCTCCAAACATAGAAAATGCTTTGTTTGTGTAAAATGGAACATAATATTTCTCGTCTTCGAGATTTTTATCAATTATGTTTTCT